TGCAGAAAGAATGGCTGAATTAAATAACAGCAGCATGATAGACCGATGGTGGATAAGCGACCAGACATTGACATCCTGGTGGAAAGAAATAGTAGGGCTGACCAGGATATTAGCGTATAAACGAGGCTGTTTTTAATGAGTATCATACTCAATAGCGTTTTTTCCGTGTTACTATGATATTAAGAAGTTTGTTCATTACTACCTTCCTTTTGGGGCTTCGGCCCCGTTGTAAAGTACGGCACTTGCTAATTGGCGAGTGCTTTTTTATTTGAGGTGATAATATGCCGACAGTAGAATGTGACCGCCGCGACTGTGAGCATCACGGCATAGACAATTGCACAGCTAAAAGGGTGAAGCTGGTCAAGGGACAGTGTACCAAGTATGAGCCGCGAGGTAGTACGGCACTCAACCATGAACCAGTTAGGCAGGGCAGGCGTAATGGTGTGCTGAAATGAAACGGATTGTTGATAAAAAGTTAATACAGCGCATACATCAGATAGGCTACTGCGAATATTGCGGTAGCCATTTTAATTTGCAAGCGCATCACATAAAGAGCCGTGGGGCAAGAGGCGATGATGTGCCGGGCAACCTTATATTGCTGTGCTGGCAATGCCATAGAATAGTGCATGACGGCAATATTAGCCGGGATGAGCTGCGGGAGATAGTGAGGCGCAGGCAATGAAAATCATTGTTATTGTTGGGTGGGCTATAGCAACAGCGCTATACGTATTTAATATTTGCCCAGATATTACCCTGAAAATCATGGAGGCGTTTTTATTGTATTTTTTATGGGGAGTGATGAGAAGTGAAAGTTGAAGAGTTTACGCTATGCTAACTGACCAAGAGCGGCAAGAGCGCGACCCTGCTGCATTGCAACGCGCACTATTAGAGATTGAGCGAGAGATTGAGCAGTTAGGGCCGGAGCTTATTAAGGCGAAGATGAGGGCAACTGAATGCGACTTCAAGCTGAAGATACTGAAAGAAAGAAAGTCAGCGTTGCAGAGTACGCTGAAATCTGTTAGCCAATTTTAATTATCAAAACTTAGCAAAAAAGGGGGTGCTAACTTGGCTAGAATAACACCCGAAGTATCCGCGCAAATACTAGCTTTATCGGCAACAATGTCTAATCGGCAAATAGAGACTTATCTTAGCAATCAGGGAATTAAAGTTAGCAATGTTAGCATCGGCAAAATCATTAACGAACACCGCAAAGAGCGGTCAGCGCAGACTAAAGAGACTATCAACGAGCACATCAAGCAGACGGTCACTACTGACCTGGACATATTGCAAAATACCCGTGATAAATTGCATAACTGGTTTAATGATGATAATTTGCGAATCAGTGAACGACTGATGGTGTTTGATCGGCTAAACAAGGTAATTGATACACGGCTAAAATATTCTGGTGCTGATGATACTTCTAAAGACGATGACTTTAGCAAAATGACCGATGAAGAATTGCAAGCGATATTAGATGAATAGGGCCGCGCTTGAAAAGAAGGTTAAGGTTAAACAGGAGTTATTGCGCCGCCAAGAAATGAAAGTATGGTCTAATAGCCCTTGGCGATGGATATTAGACTGTTGCCTGACAGTCGACGAAGCTGACAACGGCCTGGTGAAGCGATACCCTGACAAGGACTATTTACGGTACACTTGCGAAGTGTGGGAGCGCGAGAACATACTGGCAATCCCTAAGACGCGCCGCATGATGCTGACCTGGATTATGCTTGGACTTCATTTATGGGCGGCTGTATTTAGACCCAACAGCGCAGTATTTGTGCAATCAAAGAAAGCTGATGATAGCGACTTTCTGATTAGCGATAAGCGCATGAAGTTTATATATGACCACCTGCCGGAAGGTTATCCTTGGCCTGAGTGCAAGCGCAAACAATATGAATTAGCGTTCAACAACGGTTCGTATGTCAAGGCAATAGGCCAAGGTGCTGACCAGTTGCGACAGTACACCGCCTCTTATGCTATGCTAGATGAATTTGCGTTCTGGGAATCAGCGGAAGAAACTTGGGGAGCATTGAAGCCAATCATACAGGGCGGCGGTAAAGTTACGCTGATTTCTAGCGCAGGACCAGGATTTTTTCAACGAATTGTAGAGGGTGAAATATGATAGGTTTATGCGTTCGCGGTTGGCACTGCTAAAACAGTGTTTTTGTATATTTATACTGCATATTTTGCATAAAACTATCAAAAATGCAGGTCAAAACCATTGCATACGCTGTATAAACAGATTTTTGGTTGTCATAACGATTGTTATCGGACGTTGTAGTGCCAGGAGGCTAGGAAATGCAAGGAATCACTGAATATAAAACGCCGCAGGGTGTCCACATTTTGCGGTTGCATTACACTGCCGACCCTGACAAATCCACACCCGAGTGGGCAGCAGAGCAGCGCAAGGGGTTGACCCAGGCGCAGTGGGAAAGGGAATATGAAATAAACTTCCATGTGTATCCTGGCAAACCATGGTATCCTGAGTTTCGCATGGATTTCCATGTAGCCAAAGAACCACTACAGCCAGTACAAGGCAGACCAGTGGTAAGAGGTTGGGACTATGGGTTAACTCCTGCGACCTGTTTCTGCCAGACCACAGCCAAGGGCCAGCTATTGATACTATACCCTGAGTTGCAGTCAACGGATTGCGGTATACTTGCACACGGTCAGGTGGTTAGGGCTGAGTCAGGTACATACTTCCCTGGGTATCAGTTCAACGATTACGGCGATCCGGCAGGCAACCAGCGTAGCCAAAACGATGAAAAGACAGCAAATGAGTTGTTACGCAGTGAATATAGCATTACGGTACTACCAGGACCAGTGGCGGCTATGGCCCGTTGGGAGGCTGTCAGGAAGAAACTAACCAGTTTAACTCCGGACGGTCAGCCGATGATACTGATTGATCCGCGCTGTACTTGGATTATAGGTGCGTTTACTGGCGGCTACCATCGTAAGGAAGTCGCTGGTGTGCTGCTAGAAGAACCGGACAAAAACGAATATTCCCATATGATGGACGCTATCGGCTATGTCGCGGCGTCTATTTTTAATGTGGACCATAAGCCCACAATCGTAAAGGCCAAATCAAGACATGACCCGTATAGGAGGCGATAACATGTGTACTCCGGACATTAAGACCATCACACCAGTAACCACCAAGACAGTTAGCAATGAAGATCCGGTTGCCAGCCAGCTAGAACAAGAGAAGAAACGCCGTGGTTTCCAGACTACTATAGCAACATCGGCAGGCGGACTGTCAACGGCTGCGCCAACAGCCAAAACCCAGTTAGGGACGTGACCGTGATGGATAAGGATAAGATCATCAAATATTATGAGGCAAAACTCCGACACGCCAAGGAAGTCCGTCAGACGTATGAGCACGACTGGGAAGACATCATGAACCATATTGCTCCAGATTTGAAGGGCTATCTGATAACTGAACGTAAGGACAAGGGCGAACGAACTGACGAATACATCTACGACAATGCGCCTGCCTCTTATAGCCAGAAGTGTTCGGCTGGTATGTTTGCTTCTATATCGTCACCCTCTAGGCCCTGGCTTCAGCGTAAAATGAGTAATGCGCGAATTAACGAGATTCCAGGCGTTAGAGCGTGGCTTGATGATGTGACCAAGACTGACTATGCAATACTGCATGAATCTAACTTTTACCCGCGGGCACACACAATGTACCTGCACCTGCCAAATATCGGCACAGCGGTAATGATTATTGATAAGGACTATGAAAATATCGTTCATTGTACAACATTGAATGTCGGCGAGTATTGGTTGGATATTGATGGGAAAGGCATAGTTGACTCACTATATCGCGAGATTGAATATACAGCGGCACAGTTAGTAGAACTGTTTGGCGAGGATAATCTACCGGGCACGATCACAGACAGTATTACCGAAGATGACCCTGTGGGCAATAGAAGTAATACTGTTGTACATGTGATTGCGCCTGATGATATGCACATAGCGCCATTCAAAAAACCTTATGTTAGTCTCTATTATCTTCGTGGTAAGAGTGATAAACAGATAATAGAAATCAAGGGATATAACCGCAAACCATTTGTATCGCCGCGTTGGTATGTCAACAACAACGAGACTTACGGCAAGATGTGTCCAGGTCGTAATAGTCTTGGTAACTGCAAACAATTGCAGTCGATGATGTATGACTACATGGATGCAATCAATAAGGAATTGAATCCAGCAACACAGGGAACGGCTGATTTGAGTGAGGTTAGTACCATCCCCGGAGACTATAACAAGATCAATCCAACAGGCCCAGATGCAACTATAAAACGGTTGGTTGAGATTAACCCACAATTAGCGGTCATGTGGCAGGCAATACAGGACAAGAAACAGCAGATCAGTGAGGATTTTTATATAGACTTGTTTATGTCAGTATCGATGCGCGAAGATAAGCAGATGACAGCCGAGGAAGTCAGGGCTATATCTGGTGAACGCATGATGGCTTTAGGACCAGCACTGGAAAACATGCACGATGAATTCCTCAATCCGGCTACAGAAATCCTCTTTGACTACGGCATGGAGGCTGGTGTTTATCCGGACATTCGTAATTATGTGAGCGAATCAGATTTGCAGTATTTGCAAGGACAAAACATCAAGACCGACTATATCTCGATAATGGCCCAGGCGCAGAAGATAGTAGACTTAGGCCGCATTGACCAGGTGATAGCGTATGGCGAGAAGTTGGCTGGACTTGACCCAACCGTCATGGATAAACTTGATTCTGACCAAGTAATTGATGAAGTCGCGGATATGACCGGCGCACCTGGTTCTATTATTAGGAGTGATGAAGCAGTAGTGCAGATCAGACAGAATAGGGCAAAACAACAGCAGATGCAACAAGCCGCAGAAATGGCGCAGACCGCCGCCAACGTAGGTTCAGCCGCCAGTAAGATGCCGATGGACCAGGACACTGCGTTAACAAGATTCTTGGGGGTGCAGTAGATGATACAGCCAAACAGGGTTGTTCACTATAATAATCCATCTGAAAAAGCCAAGGACGATGAGCGCAAACTCAAACGGGAATTATTTGAGGCCATGCTGAAAAGCCAAATGAGTACCGTCCATGGGCGCAAATTCGTCATGTGGATACTGGGATTACTCAAATGGAATGAAAAAAATCTATTTAATAGTGCCGAAGCATATCGCATAGCCGCGCAACAAGCCGCAGCTATTGATATTTATAACACCATGTACGCCATCAGCCCGGAAGAATTTGAGTTGATGATGCGAGAAGCAAAGAAGGAGTGATTATTTATGAACGATATGGCACAGCGTAACAGCCTAGCCACAATTGACCTGCAATTATTTGCAGAAGACCCAGCCCCGGTAGAACCAGTTGAACCAGTTGAGCCGATTAACCAAGACCCAGTTAATCCGGTAGAGCCACCTGCCCCGACTGATCCACCGGCAGACCCAGCACAAAAAGAGCCAACAGAACCTGTAGAACCGCCTAACCTCTCAGACTATAAGCCAACTATTCCAGAAGGTTTTACTATCAACCAGGAATCACTTGATGCGTTTAAACCACTTGCCTCTGAATTGGGCCTTAACCCAGACCAAGCAAATAAGCTAGTAGGTTTGTACTGCGACAGTGTAAAAGACCTGCCACAGCGTATTGCGGCTAATATTACCCAGAACTGCGAAAATACCTACGCAGAGTTTATTGACGGCGTTAAGGGTGAAATGGGGCGCAACTTCGAAAAAAACATGGGCCAAATCAATTCACTAATGACCAAGTACGGCGATGATAAAACGCCGGAATATTTCCAAGCGGCTATGACAGCACTGAGCGGATTTGCTCCTGATGCAGTCGGGCCGTTTTTTAATGCCATCGTGAAGATGAGCAAAGATGCGGCTGACCCTCAGTTTAGGCTAGGGCAGGGCGCACCATCAGGGCCTAAAACGCTAGGCCAAATATTGTATCCAAATATGAAATAGGAGGGACTAGAACATGGCAGATTCAAAGATAACATGGAAAGACTATGCGTCCCAAAAAGATGCAAACGGTATGGCCGCTAAAGTTATCGATATTTTAGCAGAACGTAACGACATTATTGACGATATGTTTGTCGTGCCAGGTAATAAAGAATATGGGTTGCAAACAACCCAACAGGCTACTGACCCAACCGTAACGATTCGCGGCGTGAATGAAGGTGCTACTGGAACTAAAGGCACATTTAAACAACTTAAGGTCGAGGCGGCTTTGTTCACAGCACTGGGTTTGGTTGATAAAGAATTAGTCAATGCTGCCGAGGATAAAGCCGGATTTAGGGCTAATGTTAACAGGCCTTATATCGGCGCAATGGGTAAGAAATTAGCATATCAGCTGTTTAAAGGTTCAAAAGCAGACGATGCCCAGGCATTTAATGGCCTTGAAACTTTCTATAGTTCCACTAGCAAAGAAGATTTTGGCGATTATGTCCTTACTGCTGACGGAACTGGCACCGACAATCGGTCTATTTGGCTGATCGATTGGGGCGAAGATTCCTGCTGCGCCTTTTATCCTAAAAATACAGAGGTTGGCTTGCAACATAAAGACTACGGCGAAGAATTAATCAAATTGGATGATGGTTCTTATTGGCCTGCGTATCGGGATTTGTGGGAATGG